TTAATTAATTTTTTTAATATTTTTCTCAGTGTCGAGTGTGACATCCTAAGAGCATATAAAATATCTGTTTGTGATGGATTAGTTCCATTTGTATATTGCTCAAAAATATAATAGGAAACTAACTTTTCTTGCGGATCAGTAATTACAGTATCGCTAAATTTTTGAAATTCTTGTTCTTCAAACAAAACAGTCTGTTGATATTTACAGAATATTTTTAACATAGCTGCATCCATTTTTATCTCCTTATAATTTACCGCACCGCTTTAAAATGTTTCTTACGCTGGTAGCAGTCCATTGTCCGCCCTGCCTAGTAGCTACCTTTTTTCTATTAAGCGTTTTAGCTATACCATCTAAAGTTGTTTGACCGTATTGCTGTATCTTTAATATCTTTGGAAGCACACTATCTGCAAACTCATCAGCCAAAGCCCTATTAATAGGCGCAGATATTTTAGAGCCAGCAAGCGGATCAGGCGTGCCTAGCTTATGCCCAGCTTTTTTTCTTTTCTCTAAAGCTTTGCGTATGTTCTCGCTTTTCAGCTCTATCTGATCTTCATAAGCTTGCAACAAAGTATTGACGTGCATTTCAGCACCCTTTAACCCTGCCCCTCTAGGCTTTTTTAAGTTGATAAACATTTGATTCTTTAAATCATCTATTCCATTAATAAAACCTAAGCTTCTACTTAAATGCGCCATTTGTGGTACTACCAACTTTGCATTGTTGCTGTTGCAATACCTAATCGCTTGTTTAAGCTCAGGCAATCTATTTTTACGCGGTTGCGCTTCTATAAATTCCCTTACTAATTTGCCAGTGCCATTGCTTAAATACTCATGCACTAACGCCCTATTTTGTGGTACTAGCGTTTTATTTCTATGATAAGCAACATACTTACCAAAAGTTTTTTTATTCACTAGGTTAATTTTATCTCCCATAAGACCCCTCTTAATATAAACATCAAATATAAAATATATATGAATATACAAATTAATACAAACAGCAAACATTTGTAATCTAGTATTTATAAATTCTGTACTAGGAATATATGTTTGCTATTTATAATTAATTGACCAAAAAAACGCTGGCTTTTGGATTAGACTCGTAATAAACAATGTGCATTTGTGATCTAATGTTTTGTTGTAGATTACGCTTCACCTTGTTTAAAGCTACCCAGCGCTTAGTAGTTACCATAGTGACTACATAATCATCTTTGGTATCTCCTACATACTGCCTGACTTCATATTTAACTTTCATAACACTCTCCTTGCTTGCTAAATTTCTCATTACGCTACCTCTCTAGTTTTTTCAATTAACTTGATGTAAGTTTCACATCTCTCCAAACACTCTGCCCAATCATCCATGTAATGAAAGTCATTATATGGATCATCTTCTTCATTGCTTTCATCAAACAACCCACAATACAGCCAAAGATAAGTACCATGCTCACCAGCACTGTGATCTGACTCATCTTCTAAATAAAGCGAAGAATATTTTTTAAGCAAGTTGGTCACTTTGCGTTTGCAATTAGCTTCATGCTTCAATCGATTTTCAAGGTTTTCGATAAACACCTCTTCTAATAAAATAGTATCTTTAGATTCTTGCAGCTCAGTCTCTAAATCTTCAAGCTGTTTCTTTAGCCTGTTAATTCTTACTGTGCAATATTCAATTGACCTTTGTGGTCTGCTAATTTTTCTGTGATGCTGCTGGATTAAATTTTTTGCTTCAGTTTTGTTCATTACGCTACCTCTTCATTTGAGTTAATACGAACTCTTGTAACAGTTGATTCTCTTTGATCTTGATGCGAGATTTGTAAATTTCTAACATTGGCTTCAGCTTCTTCTTTGCTGTCTGCTAATATTACAAACTCTTTCGCTACAGTGAAGGTTGATTTTATTAAGTATTTTTTCATGTTTATCTCCTAAATAATGTGTCTCTACCAGTAAAAGCCCCAATGAAGGAGCTTGTTGCTGGTGGTAAAGATTAAAACTCTACATTTGAGCCTAGTTTTGAAATAGTTGAAACAGAAATACAAAGTTCTTCAACTTCATCCCCATTATCCATTTTTAAAATCCTCTCTTTAATCTGCGCTAGCATTTCATCTAGGTTTGTTAATTGTGTCTTTTGGTTATCACAACCCCAGCCCCAATCTCTTTCGCGTGACTCAATTTCTAATTCGTATGATCCGTTTAACATGTTTATCTCCTTTATAAATAACATACATGTATTATATATATAAATATATATAAATAGCAAACATTAATTGGTATTTATAATTTAGAGATAACTGGGATTTCAGCTAAAGTATTGAGCGTTGATTGCAATGACTCAAGCTCCATGTCGTCAGTGAAGTCTTTGTTAGTAAAGACAAAATAATTTTGTTGAGTGTTATTAGGCTTAAAAATAATACGCTTATCAGGAATAAAGCAGAACGCTAATATGTCGCAATGATAAGTAGCATGAGTGTCAGCCTTAGCTCTATGAGATTCTATGGGGAATGTGTACTTGCCTGCTTTGCTAGCTGTTCTAGTTTTAACCTGAACGCGATACAAAGTATTGTTACCAAATTCTACAAATAAATCTGCTGGATGTGCATAGCAAGTTTCATGCACAAAATCAGAATGTTGCAATAAGAAGGTATGAACTACCTTCTCCCCTAGCGCTCCTACTTTGTGTGCGTGGTTTTGTTGGTTTCTGCTTTGTTTTGGCATAAATAGAGTTGCCTAGAATTATAGTTGGCTCTGTTTGGGGTCTGCCTTGCCCATCTACTACGCAGAATTTCCTCTGATGCTTCAGTAAACAAGCCATCTTCCATAAGCTGCCTGCTTTGTCTAAATTTCATAAAGCCTTCTACGCCTAATTGAAACGCCATATCGATACATACATATTGAGCTTTTACTGGAAATGTGCGCCATACATCCCATACCCTATCAAGTTGGGCTGTGACCTCATTTATGTCATTGGCAAGTAGGTATCTAGCTTCATCCTCTGTAATACCTCTGTCTTGTATATTTCTTCCTATGCCAATTGTCAGTTTGTTTTCGCTGCAATGATACGGAAATAAGCGCAAGCCTTCATGTTTAAAGAGCATGTCTTTAACTTGCTCCATGCTAAACATATCGTCATTCATTATTCTTTTTCTTTTTTATTGCTAGCACCAAAGTAAAAAGAGATTACTGCTGTTGCTATACCAGTTAATGAACCAATAATTAACATAACAATATCATCAGATTTATCGTCTATTGGATAGGCGGTAATAAAAAAGATGTAGCCCATAAAGCCAAACATTGAGAGTAGTCCTAGAACTTTAGGTGTCCAATCATTGCTAAATTTATCTCTAGCATCCTGTATGTCAGCAACCTCAAGCTTAAAGATGTCTATGTCCATGCTTTTCATTTGCACTTCAAAATCTTGTTCTGCTTTTTTAAGTTGCAATAATTGTTCAGGCGTTGCCTGATTTAGAGCTTGTTCTATTGATCTAGGCTCAGGTTTACAACCTAAAGCTTCAGCAACCATATTGACTGCCATGCCTGCCACTGGTGATCCCATGCCTGCTGCAATAGTTGGAACTAAACCGCCTAGAAGTCCTTTTAGTTTATTTAATTTCATTAGGTAAATAAATTAGTAAGAACCGCACCAGCCAATAGAATAAAACCACCAATCGTTACTCTAGTAAGTTTGAGGTCTATTTTGTCAAACTTATCATCCATCTTTTGATCTAGCTTTTCTAAACTTTTTTCTATTTTCTGCATGCGATTCCAGTTTTGAGTCCAGCGTTCACTGCATTGCACCTCATGCTTTTGCAAGTTGAGGTTTACATCAGAAGCTGTAACTCTTGTTGACATTACTTAATAAAAGGTAAGTCGCCTTTGTGCTTCCATAAAAGAAAGCAAATAATTACTGAATTAATTATCGTTAGTAGTTCCATCATCTTCATTTCCTTCTGCATCTTGCAGTGTGTTTTGAAAAGCCTGAATATGTACTTGGCGATAATCGCTAAGGATCACAAACAAGTCATGAGACTTTTGTAAATTATCACAATGTATATCGCTTTTAAGTAATAAATCTACAGCGCCTAGTTTGCGAGCAATTTCTATCTGCCCTGCATCTAAATCTGCATCTCTATACTCAACATCGTTAAATGTGATTCTTGGGTTTTCTTCCTTTTTTGTCATTTATAAATACTCCTTATATATTTGATATTTACAAATTGTACTAAAAAGAAGGCGGATTGGGAAATTCGCCTAATGGTCGAACTGGTGGCTCTGCATCGTTGTATTGATAAAGAGCTTCTAGTTCTGCAACTGTAGTACAAGAATTAATTTTGCTTTGCATTTCTAATGCTGTTGCTCTGACATTGGTTCTAAAGGTTGACCAATCTTCAGGAATAGCAGTGCCTGCTTCTTGTTGTCTTACAACATACCAATCATTAGGCTGCAATAAACCATAAGCTTGATTCTTAATAACCTCTTTATGATTCCATTTAAGACCATGAGTAATATCGCCAGTATCAGGATCAGTTGTATCATCTAATTCTTTAGGTGTTGCTTCACCATAAGATGCAACTACCTCAGAACCATCCCAATCAAAAGATTGATTCGTGTTGTTGTAATATTCTTTATTTTTAAAGTTGTCGTTATCTACAACCACCTCATAAATTCCTATCGCTTCAAGTTCCTCGCTTGACCAAAGCATAAAGATATTTTGCGGATAATTTACATCCCCAATTGTTAATGCTTTTGGTCTTGTTAAGACCTTGCTAATTTCATTTTCTTTTATTAAAGCCCACATAATTTACCTCGCTGTTGTTGGGATTCCTGTTGATGTTACGAATGGATGCTCTGCAAATGCCATGTAGATGTATGTTCCGCTATTAACATTTGTTTGAAAATTTGTTCTCCATTTAAAACCATTACTAAGAATATCTAAATGGTAATTAGAAGAACCACTTACTTCAGCATCAGATGAATTTGCTGTTAATCTTTTGTCTGAAACATTGAAGGGGTCTCTTGTACTATCGTGCATTCTCCAGTGATATCCTGCTGTATCAATTCTTTTTACCATTACAAAAGCAGGTTTAAAACCTGTATAAACAAATGGACCATTTGCATTTCCATTACCTGTATACTTGCCAAACTTGCTGTAGCCTTGTTTGGCTTTAAAGAAATAAGCAACATAATCATCACCTGATATGTTTACTGACCTATCTCCTGCCATTGTTATTGTATTACTATTTGCAGGTGAAGAACCCCATATATTATTGTATGTTGCTGTAGCTGATGTGCTATTTAACATTAAATAATTGCTTGTACCCCCCAAAATACTAGAGTCACTAAAACCTATTGCCCAACTTACTGCATAATCTCTATTTTTTACAATCCACATATCAGGTACTACACCCAATCCGTGTCCAAGCGATCCTGTGCCACCACCTGCCCAAGTAACTATAGAAAAACCTGCATCGCTATTAACTTGTGTTGTAGTTGTAATACTTCCATCATTATTTGTGCTTGTCGTACCACCATTGGCTTTCCATTGCCATGCCACATATGTATAGCCACTACCATTTACACCTACACTAGTGCCTAAAGTAACACCATCTGTATCAAAAGATTTTATTC